CGGGATGAGAATACAGGACATATGGTTCAAAGATAGTTGGAAATTATCTTCTAGCAAGGTCATTTCAGACAGTGCAATACATCTTGCTTCTCTCATGAGTGACGACTTTTTGTGACGTTTGACGTAGTTTGGGTTTTCAATCCAAACTGCCAAATCGCCACATCGAGTCGGCCCATGATACCATGCAGGGATTAGTGCGAGCAGTTCGTTATGGTACTTCTTCATAACGTCTAACACACTTGGCACGCCGAGGTTTTCTTCGATGTAACATATCATACGTCTTAATTTATTAACGTTAGCGATCAGTTCAACAATGTTGTCTGACCACGTAAGTTTATAAGTTTCGACATAGCCCACACCACTCACGTAGAACGCACCGCAACTCTCCTTAATCGGGGAGTAGAGGAAGCTTTTCTTGTGATTGATGACGAACCCACATTTTACGAGCATTTGAGCAACAAGGTTGCTGTTCATGCGATGTACGATGATATCATCACCGTACGCGTAAGAGAGTTCAGGGCTGTACTTGTTAGCTATTGAATAACATATTGTTGTTAGCAATTCGAATGTGAATCCATTACCCATAGAACAGAGTTTATTCTGTCTATGGTAGGATTCAACACCGTCATGCTTACATAATATGTATTCAGCCGACAACTGCAGGACAATATCAGCGAACTTCTTGCTGAAACCTGCGCGTACATGATGTGCAACTATGCTATCTGATGCCGACGATAAATCAAGCGTCGAAACCAGATTGCTCGATATTAATTTTTGATGGTGCTGTTGAGCATTGTCTAGATTAATACCGGTTACATCGAAAATTGCACGTCGAAGCCCCCACCCGAGATTTTTTGTAATACAATATCGCCGAAGGGGTTAATTTCGATCGGTCTATCAATTTCATTGTCCTTATCAACGAACGATTGACGAGTACCCATAACTATATAGTCTGGAATACTGTCGATTACGCCGTTGATAATTGCCGCTTTGGTGATCCTTGTAGACCAACCTAACGGGAGGTTTAGCGTAGGACGAACCACGCGTAACCAATGTTCTAAATAAGGCTTGTAAAGGCCTCGAACATGGACAATTAAGCTCACCCACAGGTCTCGGTTGCTAATCGAGACTGAATGGGTTTGCGGATCTAGTTTTCGCGGCAAAGAAATACTGCCTCTCTGGGAATTGAAAGATTCTCCAGGCGAAAATTCGATATTGATAGACTCAGGCTTAGTAAGATACCTATACGCAGTGTCTCCTATCAGGCGCATTTTGCTC